GATGCGCCACTACTGCTCGACATTGCGGACATTAACATTGCGCACTACCAGTCGAGCGCCGACCGCCGTGAAGCGTCGCACATCGTTGGTCAACCCATGTTGCACATCGACATTGGCGATATGAATCCAGCTGATTGGAGCGAGCTGAACCCTACGGGCATCCAGGTTGGTGCCCGGCGCGGCGTGCAGACCAAGGGTGGCAGTTTGTCCATGGTGCAGTCACAGCCCAACGATATGAGTCGTCAGGATATGCAGGACGCTGAGGTTCAAATGCTCGCTATCGGCGCGAGGCTGTTGACCGGCGGCGGGCAGAACGAAACGGCAGAGGCAGTGCGTGCCAGATCGGGCGCCGAGACTGCAAACTTATCAACGGTGGCGCACAACGTATCAGATGCCATTCGGGAATGCCTAACGTGGTGCCTAGAATTCATGGGCGGCAACGGCGAGCCAGTGTTCAAGCTTTCCCAGGAGTTCTACGCTGAGGAAGCCAACCCGCAGATGATTATGGCGATGATCCAGGGCGTTGACCGTGGCCTTGTTGCCGATACGGACTTTTTCGACTGGGCGCGCAATCGTGGTCTAATTGACCCCGAGCGCACTGATGAAGAAGTGCGCGCAGATGCTCAGGCGGCTGGCAGCACTATCGGAGCATTCTGATGACTGCTGAAATGAAGTTGCTCGAACGACTGACCCGGCACCAGGTCATGCTTCAGCGGCTATCCGGCGGGCAGATCAAGCGCGCATTGCCGGTGCTGCGTCAGCTCGCCAGGGATCTCCGTGCGCGCATAGCGTCAGGCGAGGCCACAGAGTTCAGCATGGGGCGAATGACCACCTTGGAGCGCGATATACAGCTGATCGTCACCGAGGGCGTCGCAGGTATTCAGCAGCGCCTTCAACTAGACGATATTGCAACGCAAGAGGTCACGTTTGCCCAGCGCCTGCTGGGTGCAGCGGTGAGCGTCGACCTAGCTGAGGGTATTAACGCCGACCTGGTTGCAGCCATTACTACTCGCCGGCAGCTCACGTTAGTCTCAGGCGATACCGTTAAGCGCATCACTATTCCGCAGATGTTCCAGGAATTCAGTGAGGCGATGGGCAGCGATGCATTGAAGGCGGTGCGCGCCGGAGTGATTGAGGGCAAAACTCAGCAGCAGATGGCGCGCGGCGTTGCTGAATTAGTCACTACGCGCAGTCGCAGACAGGCCGAGACTGTCATTAGGACGGCTGTCAATGGCATCGGGGGCGCTGCACGCAACGAAGTCTATACGGCCAACGCGGACGTTCTGGACGGCGAGAAATGGACGTCTACACTCGACGGCCGCACCTCCGCTGTATGTCAGTCGCGCGACGGGCAGGTGTACGCCCTCAATAGCGGCCCACGACCGCCAGCCCATTTTGGGTGTAGGAGTTTGATGCGGCCCATTATCAAAGACGAGTACCGAATCAGCACCGTTGGCCAGCGTGCGTCGATGGATGGGCCGGTGTCGAATCAGCTTACGTATGGCGGATTCTTGAGCAACCAAAGCAAAGAGTTCCAGGATGATGTGCTCGGCCCTGCCCGAGCCAAGCTATTTAGATCCGGCAAGATCAAGATCAATCAGTTTGTTGACGATATGGGCCGAACGCTGAGTCTTGACGACCTAGCTGCACGCTACGACCTGACTATGCAGTAATGTGCACCACATCACCAAGAGCCCAGCCACCGAGCTGGGCTTTTTATGCCTGCGGGGCAGGCTGAACCAACAAGCGGGGCTTGTGACATGGCACTGAAGTTTAAAATTACCAAAGACGAATTCGAGGCGCTTGAGGAATCACAGCAGGCGCTTTACGCAGAAGATGGCGACGGCTACCAGCTGGAAGTTGACGGCATCGACGACGGCAAGGAGCTTAAAGAGGCCCTGCGCAAAGAACGCGAAGAACGCGCTGCCGCTAAGAAGCGCTCACAAGAGCTTGAGACTGAAAAAGAACAGGCAGAGCGCGAGCGACTAGAACAGCAGCAGGAATGGGAGCAGCTAGCCCGTACTGAGCGCGAACGTGCCGACACTCGTGATAAAGAGTTGTCCGAGCTACGCGACAAAGTGGCCAACGGTGAGCGCAACATGACGGCTGAGGGCGTAGTAGCGGGCCTCATTGACAAAGACGCAACCGGTGGCGTGCAGCGCTACAGCCTGCTGCGCAAAGAGGCGATGCAGTTTATTGCCCACACGCCTGAAGGCGTGAAAATCAACGGCCCGGATGGCGAGGCATGGGATGCCAAGCGGTTGGGCGTGTATCTATCAGAGCAGTATCCGTTCCTAGTGGACGGTAGCAAGGCGTCCGGGGGGGGTGCCCCAGGCTCGCAAGGCGGCGGGGCCGTCACAAAGCAGTTTGACAAGATGTCCGGGATGGAGCGCGTAGAGCTTCGCCGGAATAACCCTGCCGAACATCAGCGCCTAAAAGCCGCGCATGATGCGATCAATTAAGTAACAACCATGCCTACTATTTTATCTGATGTTGTATTTCGCGACGAACTGCGTGATTACATCGACGTTAACAGCACTGAGCGAACAGCGTTTTTTCAGTCTGGAATTCTGACTAGCAACAGCGATATGTCTACCCTGCTCGCCGGGCCGTCGAACACGTTTACTATCCCGTGGTGGGTAGACCTCGACGCATCTATTGAGTCTAACTACTCGAACGATGTTTACACTGATATCGCTGTGCCGCTGTCTGTGTCATCTGCCGATATGTCTGCGCGAGCCGCGTACCTGAACGAAGGCTGGGCGGCGATGAACCTAGTGAAAAACATCACTAAGCAAGATCCGCTAGAGTTTGTGGGTCGACGCCTGATGAGCTACTGGCAGCGCGTGGCGCAGCGCCGCACCATCGCTACCGCCGTAGGCATCTATAACGACAACGTAGACGCGAACGGCGGCGACATGGTAGTCGACGCGGGCGGCACAATTACTGCGGCTTCTATCATTCGTGCGCGCGGCACCATGGGCGATTACTCAGGCCAGATGGGCGGCATGAACGTCATCGCAATGCATTCTGCTGTGCATACCGAGCTGCAGATTCTCAACCTGATCGACTACACACCGATTGCTGACCAAGTGCCTGAGTTTGGGCGCTACCAGGGTATGCGTGTGGTTGTTGATGACAGTATGCCGCTAATTGCCGGTGTTGACCCAGCGCCCGACAAATATCTCTCGATCATCTTTGGCCCTGGCGCTATCGGTTATGCCGAGGAACAACCCGCTGGTGAAGATGGCCTTGACTACGAGCGCTCGCCCGACCGCGGCAATGGCGGCGGTGCAGAAACGCTATGGACACGCCGGAATTTCGTTACTCATCCGCTGGGCTTTACGTTTGAGCGCACTACTATCACAGGCACTCCGACGACTACGCGGCCTATTTCTGCTAACTGGTCTGACCTCGCGCTAGCCACCAACTGGACGCGCAAATTCGACCGCAAGCAGGTGCCAATGGCATTTGTAACTTCAAACGTAGCGGCGTAATCAACTGCTAGCCCTGCGGGGCTAGTAGCTCTAGAGGATTCATCTATGTCTACTGCAAAAGATAACTACATTGACCCCAATGCAAAAGCGCGCTGGGGCTTTGGCTCCGAAGGCGGGCAGGTCACTGTTGGTGACAAAACGGTTGGCGAGACTGGCGGCGTAGATAGCGTGCGCACTGACGCGACCCAAGATGCCGCGCGCAAGAATGGCGGCGGCACCAAGGCCAAGAGCAGCGACAAGTAACACTCAAGGCGTCCACGGGCGCCCTCTTATTTCAAAGGACAGCGAATGAACATCTACATTACTGTAGCCGACGTTACCGACATTCTAGGCGTTAGCTGGTTCGGCGATGGCGATGCTGATCTCGCTGTTCTGCAAGCCAACGCCTGGCTATCTGCCAAAGGCGTAGCGACGAATGACCCGGTTGACGCGGACGTTGTATTGGCGGGCGCATATCTGGCGAAAGAGGCGTCTATCAACGGCCTTTATGCTGACAGCGAGCCCACCGTTAAGCGCAAGCGCGTTAAAGCTGACAGCGTTGAGTCAGAAACCGAGTACATGGACGGCTATACCGCCCGCACGGGGCAACTTAGGTTTGTCCACGACCTGCTAAGGCCTTTCCTACCCGCAGGCGGCGGTTCTAACTTCGATGTACGGAGGGCTTGACATGGGTATTCGCTCCGATATTCAGACCGACATTGCCGCAGCGTTTGATACTGACCTAGCGGATACAGTCAGCCTCTTAGAGGGTGTGTTCACGCAATCGAGCGGTGAGTATGACCCGGCCACAGGGCAATACCCTACGATTACCACAAACTACCGTGGTCGCGGCGTATTGGGCGGGTTTCGCACGTTCGAGATCGACGGCGTTCGCATCCTAGCGACTGATTACAAGATCACCGCGCTGCAAAACGAGTTGTTGCTAACAGGCACCAGCTCCCCCGCTGTCCCGCGAGTCGATGACGTAATCAACGGCATGACCGTTATCGACGTGCAGCAAGACCCGGCAAATGCAGCTTGGTCGCTACAATGCCGAGGCACGCCAACATAGAGGGCGACTAAATGGCCTGGTCAAGACCACTATCAGGATTCGCTACCGAAGTTGAGCGCGACCAAAACAAGCGGTTACGCGGCTTTGCGCTCCAAGCACTATCTGGTGTGATTGAGCGCAGTCCTGTAGACACCGGCGCGTTTCGCGGCAATAACACCGTTTCCGTTGGCTCAGCAGATAACAGCGTAGACCCTAACGCCGCCGACCCATCCGGCACACAGGCGCTAAACGAGGGCATGCGAATCATCGGGCAAGTAAACGACGCGTTCGGCGTGATTTACATACAGAACAATCTGCCCTATGCCGAAAAGCTGGAAGCAGGGACGTCATCTCAGGCGCCAGGCGGCATCTATGCCGTGACACTCAACGATCTAAACGAGGCAGGCCGATGACGTTTGAAGAAATCCGCCTCGCGGTCGAATTCCACATGGCCGGATGGAACGGCCCGCCAGTGGCTTACGATGGCACGCGAAACTCACCAGCTGTTGATCAGGCCATTGCTACCAAATCCGACTGGGTGACGCTAACGATCAACCATGGCGCCTCAATCACAGCGGGCATTGGTTCTGATCCATGCGTGCGACGCACAGGGCTTATACAATTTCAGATTTTTACTGATGAGAATACAGGCTCGCGCCCCGCTGCCCTGCTAGCCGACTCGCTAGCTCAGCATTGGGAGCACTGGCAAGACGGCGGTATCGAAACCCAAGCCGCGTCTGTTCGGCGCATAGGCGAGAGTGACGGATGGTACATGTACCTAGTGAGCCTCAGCTTTAGAGCTGGATAACTAACTCCACCAAGCACCACCATTACCCGCCAAGTGCGGGTTTTTTTATGCACAAAACCCTCATGAGGTAAAAATATGGAAAGTAACCGCGTACGAATCGGCTATCGCCTAGCTGGCTCTGCCGACCCATGGCAAGTAATCCGGCGCACGAATGATGCGCTAACGGCTGGCACCGAAGTGCAGCGCTCAGATGAGATTCGCTCCGACCGAATGCGCTCAGGCCAAAAAGTCACGACGATCACCGCCGGCGGCTCGGTAGACTTCGAGATGAGCGCAGCCTCATTCGATGATTTCCTCGCTGCTGCGATGTGCACCGATTGGGCAACTGATGTGCTGACTGTTGGCACCACGACCAAGCGGTTTGACGTTATCAAGAGCTATTTAGCTGACGACGAGCATATCGTTTTTAAAGATATGGAAGTCAGTCAGCTGTCTCTGACGGCTACGTCCGGCGAAAAAATC